AAGTTTACGGAAAGAAAATGTACTACCCAATTAACAAAGTCGCGGTGACTTTCGCAGGCATAGCAGGAACCAAGACTTTATCAGCGTCAGTATTGCAGGCGGCTGAGGGCTTGGGTTATAACATCGTAGTAGAAGCAGATGACTGGAGGAACGCATGAAAAAAGCACACTTACACTTAATCAAATGGTCTATAGATAAAGGGTACACCTTGGAAGTCTGGGGTGACGGCGAAGAGTTAGACTATGTAGGAACGTCCTACAAGGAGGCCAAGGATAATGCTGAGGCTTGCGACACGGCTAATATTATCCTGAAGAGAGACAATAAGCAGGTAGCATGGTTCTACATAGTCAACGGCTTGGAGCCTGAGGAGCTAGTGAGTGACTACAGCGACAACGAAGTCGGTCAGGCATGGCAGAAAGATTACGACACGGAGTGTTATGGCGAGCTTTGTAAAAACAAGTAGTAGATTTATAGGTGGCATTCGTGTAGAGTGTCACTCGTTAAACTTACTATTACACAAAAAGGGTACATAATTATGACAGGTTGTAGAATAAGTGAAGAGGACGCGAGAGACCCGTATTTTGACGGAGAAGAGTTGACGGTTGAGGAGCTTGAAGAGGCAAGGCGTGAGGACTTTAAAGAGTTGATTGTAGACATACAGGAGCTTGCAGAAGGTCTCTTAGGGGACTCTAGCTGGGTGCCTGATGGTGACGATTATGCAGGAGCCGAGCATCTCATTCAGCATCTCAGATATTATTACATGTCATACTCCGAGAATAGGGAGAAGAAATAATGGATTTAAACAGGTTAGAGCAGATGGTTATCCTCTGGCATAGAGACCGTAACTTAATTGAGGGCAGCACGGACGCGGCACAACATACCAAGCTAGTCGAAGAGGTCAAAGAGCTAGAGACCAACATACTACTGTCACAGCCAGTGATTGACGACATAGGGGACTGTATGGTGGTACTGATAAACATCGCAGAGCGTAACGGGTTGAGCCTGTTTGATTGTCTCAGCCATGCCTACAACGACATCAAAGACCGGAAGGGTAAAATGGTAGAGGGTGTATTCGTAAAGGAGCGTATTGATCAGTCAGTAAGCGAGGTCTTTACAGAGCAAAAGGATATTGTCTTTCGTATAGGCTTTAATGACGGACGTAAACAGGTAGCCCGTGGTAATATCTCTGAAGAGTTTGGGCATCATAGTTTGACGTATAACAACGGTTACAATGCGGGTCTAATACATGAAAAAGGGGGTAGGTTATGAGCATGATGTTATGGGGTAAGTTTTTATCAGTAGAATGGCGTACAGGTACTGGAATCGACATTGAATGGTGTCAATCTAGGCCAGTATGGACGCAAAATGGCATTACAGGGGATATGGAAGCTTTGCCTTTCGAGGGCATGATTATACTATTACCTTGCATTATTATCAGTTATGGTTTACCTTATACATTCGACGATGAGGAGTACGAAGAGTGAGCAAGATTAAAGAGTGGATTGGTTATGATTACAAACCAATGGAAGACGCAGTGCCTTACATGATTCAAGAGTTAGTTGAGCATGAAATGTATACGATGACATTGGACGAAGCAAAACAACGAGTAGAGGACAGCGTGAGGGCTTACTATCATGCCCAGACGATTGACCTAGTAATCCATGAACATAAAAAGGTGTTTAGTGATGAGCAGATGTAAAGCATGTGACAAGGTAATGACGGAAGCAGAGCTAAAAAGGATTGACTACAGCACTGGCGAGCATTTAGACTTATGCTATGAGTGTATGGTTGAGAGTGAAAGAGCAATACAGGACAACGACGGTGTATTAGACAGAGGGGCGGACACGGTGTTAGATTTAAATGAATTAGGGTTTGACTTGTCTAACAATTAATGTTATAATTATACTATAGTTTGTTCTTTAATTAATAAATAAAGTTTAAACCAAACGATCCTAAGGTGTACTTAGGGTCATAACGTAAAACAGAGAAGGAAAGTAATATGGCAGTTATCGAAGGTACAGTGGCGTTTGAAAACCTGAACGAACATGAAGTTTATCAGGGTCAATCAACTGGTAAATATTCTATAGTGATTAGCGTAGACGACCCAACAGCGTGCGAATTAGATGCTAAGGGTGTCAAGCTCCGCGAGTACGAAGGCATGAAGCAACGTAAGTTCAGTACCAAGTATGACAACGTACCAGTACTAGGGGCTGATGGTCAACCGTTCCAAGGCCGAGTCACACGAGGTTCCAAGGTTCGTTTGTTATGGGCTGAAGGTAACCCACACCCTGTCCACGGAACGTCCACATACCTCAACAAGGTCAAGGTTCTGGAGGTTGCTGAAGCAGCCGATGGCGAGGACTTTTAATGGAGACAGAGTCTACCTTTGTTCAACATGAATCATGCCCTGCGTGTGGTTCATCTGACAACTTGGCTAGGTACTCTGATGGGCACGCCGTCTGTTTCTCAGGCGGCTGTTCACACTACGAAAGAGGCGATGGCACAGTTACAAAGATTCACACACGACCAGCGAGGTCACTAGAGATGACAGGTGTAGTAGCAGCAATCACAGATAGGCGTATCAATCAAGAGACAGCTAAACGATACGGTGTCACAGTAGAGTATGGTGCTGATGGTACAATATCTAAACACCACTACCCTTACTATGATAAAGACACAGGCGATGCGACAGGAACTAAGGTACGTATTGTAGAAAGTAAATCCTTTTATGCAACAGGAGAATTTAGTAATGCAGGTCTCTTCGGCCAGAAGGCGTTTAAGTCAGGCGGCAAGTACATCACGGTTACAGAAGGCGAGGCAGACGCAATGGCTGTCAACGAGATGTTCGACGGAAAGTGGCCAGCAGTTAGTATTAGATCAGGCGCAGCAGGAGCAGCCAAAGATATTAAAGCAAACCTAGAATGGCTAGAGACCTTTGAAAACGTGGTCATCTGTTTCGATAATGATAAAGCAGGAACAGAAGCAGCCAAGGCAGTGCTTAATTTATTCACCCCAAACAAAGCTAAGAATGTTACGTTGCCCATGAAGGATGCGGGAGAAATGCTTAAGGCTAGGAAGGTCGCAGATTTTGTAAGGGAGTGGTGGAATGCTAAGGCTTTCAGACCGGACGGGATTGTTTCAGGGTTAGACACTTGGGATATGTTACAAGAGCAGAAAGATATTAAGTCTATACCTTACCCTTGGGATTGTTTAAATGCTTACACGTATGGATTCAGACCGAGAGAGTTGGTAACTATTACGTCAGGCTCAGGGATGGGAAAGAGTCAGATCATGCGAGAGCTTGAGCATTACTTGTTGAAGAACACGGAAGATAACATTGGCATCCTAGCACTAGAGGAAGACATCCCTAAGACTACGTTAGGTATTATGTCCATTGAAGCTAACAAGCTGCTGCACATACCAGAGGTACGCGCAAAGGTTACACCAGAGGAAGAGCGTGGTTACTGGGAGCAGACGTTTGGGTTAGGTCGTTTGCAGTTGCTAGACCACTTCGGCAGCACCAGTGAGGATGACCTGCTAGGGCGTATCCGTTACATGGCTAAGGGTCTGGACTGCAAGTGGATTATCCTAGACCACCTAAGCATCGTAGTCAGTGATCAGTCCAACGGAGACGAGCGTAAGGCTATCGACAGTATTATGACTAACCTTCGTAAGATAGTTCAGGAGACGGGAGTTGGATTGTTCTTAGTGTCACACCTACGCCGACCATCAGGTCAGAAGGCGCACGAGGATGGCGGTAAGATTAGTCTCGGAGAGTTACGAGGTAGTGCGGCTATCGCACAGCTAAGTGATATGGTGATTGGTTTAGAGCGTGACCAACAGCACAAGGACGCGACCATACGTAATACCACTACTGTACGTGTACTGAAGAATAGGTTCGCAGGATTAACGGGGCCAGCTTGCTATCTTTATTATGATAACGAATCAGGAAGGATGTTAGAAACTAGCTGTCCAGTTTCGGATGATAAAGCGGAGTTTTAAATGCGTAAGTTTGTTTTTGACATAGAGACAAATGGTTTAGACCCCACGAAGATATGGTGTGTTGTGTTGTATGACATTGCTAGGGGAAACACCCATGTATGTAAGGACAGACACTCTCTTATCTGTCGCCTCAACGGGACGTTTGACATAGACGCTCCTATGAAGCCACGGGAGTTGATAGGTCATAACATCTTGGCTTATGATGTACCTGTGTTAGAGAAGCTGTGGGGAATATCCTTTGCAGGTCATAAACTAACTGACACACTTGTTATGTCCAGACTAGCCAGCCCATCAAGGGATGGTGGACATTCTTTAGAGAGCTGGGGCGCAAAGTTAGGCTGTCCCAAAGGAGAACATAATGATTGGACTGTATATACAGAAAGCATGGTGGAGTATTGTAAGCAGGACGTTAGAGTTAATGAACGTGTGTACACGGCACTGCTCAACGAACTTGCTGGTTTTGGAAGCGAAGGCCTTGTACTTGAGCATCAAACACAAGAGATTATTGCAAGACAAATTAAACGCGGCTGGCTCTTAGACCAAGAGAAATCTTTTATCTTACTCGCAGAGCTTAAAGAAAAGAAGTTTGAATTAGAGGATAAGGTTCACGAAGTCTTTAAACCTTTACCTACTTTTTTAAAAGAAGTATCACCTAAGATTAAGAAGGACGGCACTATGTCAGTAGTAGGGCTGAAGTTCTTAGGAGACAGTTGGGAAACAGTTGGTGGCGAGTTTAGTCGCATTGACTTTCCGGTGTTTAACTTGGGTTCAAGACAACAGATAGGTAAACATCTACAATATTATGGATGGAAACCGGAGAGCTTTACTGAGAAAGGACAGCCTATTGTAGATGAGGCAGTGCTACGCAAGGTAGAGAACATACCGGAAGCAGCGTTGATTGGCGAGTACCTAATGATACAGAAGCGTATCGCACAGGTGCAGAGCTGGTTAGACGCAGTTAAGGATGACGGTAGAGTACACGGTTACGTGAATGCTAACGGCGCTGTAACAGGCCGTATGACACACTCAAGCCCTAACATGGGTCAAGTACCAGCAGTCTACTCGCCTTATGGCCGTGAATGTAGAGATGTCTGGACTGTACCAAAGGGTTATAAGCTGGTAGGTATGGACGCAAGTGGGTTAGAGCTACGAATGTTAGCTCATTACATGAACGATGAGGGCTACACTAATGAAATACTCAACGGAGATATTCACACGGCAAACCAGTTGGCTGCGGGCCTTGAAACTAGAGACCAAGCAAAGACTTTCATATACGCTTTCCTTTATGGAGCAGGGGACGCGAAGGTCGGAAGTATCACTGGGGGAACTGCAAGAGATGGCAAACGACTTAAGGAAAAGTTCCTTGCAAATACGCCAGCTCTTGGAAGATTACGAGAACGAGTTGGAGTGGCATCTGGAAGAGGCTATATTCTTGGCTTGGATAGAAGAAGGGTCGCTATACGATCAAGCCATGCGGCGTTAAACAGTTTACTCCAGTCAGCAGGGGCAATTATTATGAAGAAAGCCTTGTGTTTACTTGACGAGTATGCAACCAAGTGGAACATTGATTATAAAATTATAGGAAATATACATGATGAAATACAAACTGAAGTCAGAGAAGATCAAGCAGAACAATTTGGAAGACTTGCTACAAGCTGTGTCGAAGCAGCAGGACTTTTTTACAAACTCAACTGCCCCCTCGCAGGAGACTACAAAGTCGGAGACACTTGGGCAGATACCCACTAATATAAACTGTATTTTTGAAGACGGAGAGTGGTGGTATGTGGGACAACAAGATGGAGGGAGACGACGAGTTGAATCTCACAACAAGAAGAATACTAGTAGGATGTTTGTTGACGGTAAGTACATTGCTAAGTCTCACCCTCTATATAAAGAAGGACGCTACAGGGCTTTCTCTGACGCGGCTTTTAGTTCCTTAGAGAACTATGATAAAAGTACGGAAGGTCAGGTATACATAGCTGCCAATCCTGCTTGGCCTGAGTGGGTGAAGGTAGGGATGGCAGTTGACGCTGAGGACAGGCTGAATAGTTACCAAACCAGTTGCCCTTTCCGTGATTATGTGTTATACTATAGTTATAATACAGAAGAAAGACGTAAGGCTGAAAGCAAGGCACATTATAAATTAGCTAAACAGTTTGAACGCAGGAACGAATGGTTCAAATGCTCACCAGCGGAAGCTATCGAGGTGTTAAATGAAAACAACTGATACAGTAGTCCAAGATATTTATAGCATGATGGTCTCTAAAGATGCTGACCCAAGCGTTGACGTGGAAGCTGAGATAGAAAAGTTTGGTGAAGGTGTTAAGGCTCTGATGCGTACTGAGTTCGGCAGGGAGAAACGTAAGGATAAACGCACGCTTAGGTTGTCTAACATTGGACGCACTGACCGTTACCTTTGGAACGTAGTAGCAGGTACAGAGAAGGAGGAGATAGAGCCTCACACCTTCATTAAGTTTATGTATGGTCATCTCATTGAAGAGATGTTATTGTTCTTAACACGGATGTCAGGACATAAGGTGACAGACGAGCAGAAGCAGTGTGAAGTGAACGGCATTCGTGGCTCAATGGATTGTAAGATAGACGGCGTAGTGACTGATGTTAAGTCGGCCAGCAGTTTTGGCTTTAAGAAGTTCAAGGATGGTTCGTTGTTACACGACGACCCCTTCGGTTACGTTGACCAGATTAAAGCCTACGCTCACTCAGAGGGTGCTAGCGAGATAGGTTGGTTAGCAATGGACAAGACGAACGGTTACCTCACGTTCCTCAAGTACGACATGGGTGACCCCAAGGTTCAAGAAGTTCTTGACTTTGAATCTACGATTACCGAAAGGGTTGACCATCTTAAAGACATGGTAAAAAAGCCAGAGCCTAACGTCTACTGTCACAAGCCAAAGCCAGACGGCAAGTCAGGCAACATGGAGTTAGCGTTAGGGTGTTCTTATTGTCAGTACAAGCGACATTGCTTCCCTGACCTCAGGGTGTTTAAGTATTCACACAAACCTAAGTTCTTGTGTAAGGTAGTCAAGGAACCGAATGTACAGGAGTTAAAGTTCGATGAGTAAAAAGAAATTTAGGTCAGGCTTAGAGTCAGCGATAGACGAGAAGCTAACCAACGACTTTTTATACGAACCGTACAGGTTACCATACACGATACACAGGAAGTACGTACCAGACTTTGTACATGAAGAGAAGGCAATACTTATTGAGGCAAAGGGTTACTTCAGAGTAGGCGACACACAAAAGTACACCGCCATACGAGACTCAATGCCGGAGTGGGAGTTAGTATTCATTCTTTCTAATCCACTTACGAAGGTACGGAAGGGCAGCAAGATGACTATGGAGCAGTGGTGCGAGAAGCAAGGCTTTAAGTGCTACACTGTTAAGACAATAGATAAACTACTAGATTATGTAGGAGCTAAAGATGTCGTTTGAAGAATACAAGGAAGCGTTCCTCCGTGACCACGACGAGATAAGGATACTAGAAGTCCTAGAGATTAATGGAGAAGAGTTGATTGAGGCTTTTGAAGACAGGCTTATCAGACACAGAGAGGATACTTATGAACAATCTTAAAAAGCTGATAGCTGAAAACGATGAGTTGTTTGCTGAGTTAGAGTTTTGGAAGTCAACAGCTTTAGAACTAGGTTCGCCTGAAGACGCTTACGAAGAATGTTTACGAGACGTAGAGAGAATGCACCATGAAATGGATTATGACAACACAGGAGAAATACACGGATGAGCATTAATAACGCAACCGCATCAGACTGGGATAGGCTACGTAAACAATCACCAGCAATAGAAGTTCCTAAGCGAGCAATAGATGAGTCTTTGATGCAGGTTTATCTTGACATGGCAGACGCAGAGATTAATCCTTTTGACGACGATGAAGAAGATGTAGTCAACAAACCTAGCCACTACAACACTGGGTCAATAGAATGTATCGAAGGTATCCAAGCATCTATGTCTGCTGAAGCATTCAATGGCTATCTCAAGGGCAACTGCATGAAGTAC